TCCAGGACCGTGGCGCTGGCCTGCTCCATCAGGTGCTGGTTGATGCCGGCGCGGATCTTCTTGGCCTGGGCGGTGTCCCCCTCCATCAGGGCATCCAGGTAGGCCTGCTCCTGGGCATCCACATCAAAAACCGTAGCTGCTGGTGCTTGCGTGTCTTTGGACTGGCCTGGTTTTTCCTTGCCATCGCTGCCATCACCGGCTTGCGCGTCGCGCTCTTGCAGCTGCTTGCGCAGCAGTTCGAGCTCTTGCTCCGCAGCCTTGCGACGCTCGTTGACCTCATGGAAGCGCGCATGGGGCACGCTGCCGCTGTTGTTGCCGCCCTTGCCTTCGTCCGGGTCTTCGGTGGTCGTGCTGGCCTGCTGTGCAGGGGGCTGCTCACCGCCATTGCCCTCGGCACCGGCCGCGACGGCCTCCAAGGCTTCGGGGTCCAGGTCATCCCCGGGCAGGAAATCGCCGCGGTCCTCGGGGGTGCCTGGCTGGTGCTCATCGTCCAGCACCACGGTATCCCCGGGCAGATCGGCCCCTTCTGCGGCGGCGTTCATCAGGCGGGCCATCATCATCTTCAACGTCTTGGGCATGTTTGCTTGCTCCTACAGTGGTGGTTTTGTCAGTGGTTACTTCTTGGGCTGCGGCTGGGGCGCCAAGCTCTTGAGTTCGTCGGCGCGCTTCTTGGCCATGGCCTGGGCCGCCTTCAGCCGCTTGGTGTCCTTGCGGATCTCTTCGGCGCGCACCAAGGTGCGCATGTCGTCCTCTGCCTGCCATTCCTTGTCCATCGCAATACCTCGCATGGTTTTTCTCCTTACTGGGGTTGAACGCCATCGGCGCCGGGTGTCTCGATGCCGGCGGCCGCGCCCTCGCCACCGGTGGGGGGCAAGGCAGGGAATGCCGGGCTGGTGTTGGTGCCCATGTCCACGGCATCAGCCATGGGCATGTCGGCTTGGGCCTGGGGGACGATGGGTGCCGCGTCCTTGTCCTGGAATCCGACGGTGCGGGCCAGCTTGTCCGCCAGCGGCGCGGTGGCCGGGATCGTGGCAATCACCTGGGCGGTCTGCAGGCCGGTGTACAGGGTCTGCATGTCCTTGTTCTGCGCGTTGGCGTCGGCCAGGCGCGCCTGGGCGCCCAGCAAGTTGGCCTTGGCCTCCAGCGTCGGGTCGGGCGGCTGCTGGGCCGGGTCGGGCAGCATCTCGATCAGCTCGTGCTTGTCGGCCAGGTTGGAGTAGCGCAGCACCACGCGGTCGGGGATCATCACGCCCTTCTCGCGCATCTCCATCACCTGCGTGAACTGGCTGTTCTCAAACGTCACCTGCATCGGCTGCTCGCTGATCACCACGTCGTACTCGCCCACGGTCACGTCGTGCAGGTAGGCCCCGGTGGCGGGATCGAACTTGTTGATCTCCAGGACGGAATCGATTTCCTTGCCGGTCAGCGGATCGGTCTCGGTGATGCGAAACACCCGGTAGCTGTCGTAGTAGGTCTGGACCAGCTTGAGCAGGCGCTTGGCCAGCAGCCAGCGCGTGTAGGCCAGGTTGTCCAGGGGCACGGCCAGCTGCTGCTGGCTGGCGTACTGCTTGGACTGGATGGCAATGCCTGAGACCTCACTGCCCTGGTTGCCGCGCATGGCGTCGGGCACCGTGGTCTCCTTGAGGGCCATTTGGGCGCGATCCATCAGCCGGTCCACACCCGTGGGCACGGTGTTGGGCTGGATGCGCTCGGGTTTGTTCCTGGCGCCCTTCGAATACTCCACCACCAGCCCAGTTTTGGCCCCCACCTCTTCCAGGTCATCGGTATCCATGTTGGTGAGGCTGCCCTCCTCCACCATCCAGCCCCCGTTGGCGCTGGAATTGAGGATGTGCACGAACTGGCTCACCGACTTGTTCAGCACTTCCTGGGGGCCAATCCCGTTGTCCACCATGCCGCGCGTCTTGCCGCGCCGAAAGTACGGGAAGTACGGGATCACCGTGAAGTGTTCGTAGGGGCTGTAATCGTCGTGCAGCACGGTGCTGTAGGTGCTGACGATCCAGCGCACGCGCTTTTTCATGCGCCGCGCGCGCACGGCCCCCTTGGCCAGGGCATCCGCCACCGACTCCGGCGACATATTCGCTTCCACCAGCACATCTCCGGTTTCAGGGAAGACCATGCAGGCCGTTAGCTCATAGACCCACAGCTGGCGGTCAATCACGCGGTAGCGCCGGATACCGTCGGTGCTGTCGTAGTAGGCATCCTGCAGGCCGGTTTGCCCACCGAAGCTGTTGCGCTGGGTCTCCCCGTCCATGTCACCGTAGTCCGGGTCGCTGTCCTGGTTCTCATCGACCTTCAGGCGCGCGGCCTGGCCGTAGATCTGCCCAATCTCGCCCAGGGTCAACCAGCGCGCCCAGGTGAAGTCGCCCCAGTCGTCGGGGTCGTAGCTCTTGGCGTCCGGGTCGGGGATGGCATCGCGTGGGTCAATGCTGGTCACCAGCACCTCGCCCTTGATGTTGTTCTCAAACCCCATGCGCACGTCCAGGTAGCCGCGCTGCTCGATCAGGCCGTCCCCAAACATCTGCGTCTCGCGCCAATGCAAGTGGTTGCTGTCGGCAATCTGCTTGATCACCTTGGTGATGATCTTGGCCACGCTCGCATCCCCGTCACGGCCGCGCGGGCGCAGGGCAATGTCCATGCGGTTGGAGATCTGGTAGCCCAGGGCCGTATTGATGGCCGGCATGATCTGGTTGAACTCGTAGTGCGGCCGGCCCTCGTCGTCCAGAATGCGTTTGTCTTGCTCGGACCACTGCTCCCCGCCACCCAGGTACATGCCCTCGCAGCGCTTGGCCTGCTCGGTGTATGCGCTGTGGCCGCGATCCACGCCGTACCGATAGCGCTCCCAGTTCTGGCGCGCGACATCGTCGGATAAGTGTTTGTTTTCGTTGGGCATGGCTTACGCGGCTTGCGCCGATCCTTTGCTGGTGCTGTGGCCCTTGAGCAGCCTGTCGCGCCAGCTCTTTTCAGGTTTCGGGGGTTTGCTGCTGCGCATGTGCGGCACCCACTGCGCGACGTACCGGAAGGCATCGGCCCCGTGGGAATACTGGTCATGCAAGGGGCCCATGGGCTCATTGGTCTTGCTGTGCACCTGGCGCTGATAGCGCTTCAGGCACTCCAGCAGGCGCGCGGTCTTGCGCCGGTCGAAGTAGCACCGGGGAAACAGCATCCGCACCTGCTTGATGCCTTCCTCCACGCTGGTGGCCACCGGCTGGGAATCCACGCTGACCCGCCCCAGCTCGCGCAGCAAGTCCTCGGTGCTCTTGCCGGTCTGGAAGTTGCGCGTCTTGCCGTCGTGGGGCAGATAGTCCGTGCCCCAGCGGTAGGGGCGCTTTTCCAGCTGCTCGACATACCAGTCCAGCGTGCGGTGGCTGTCCTCGATGTAGTCGATGATTCGCACGTCCAGCGGGCCGCGCTGCACCATGATGATGGTCATCGCGTCGTTCCAGCCCAGGTCCCAGACCGTGTGCACCGGCAGCGTCGGGTCATACGGCACGTCGCGCACGCGCTCGTCCTCGTAAATGGCTTCCATCTCCAGCCGGTAGATGGCCCCGGCGCTCACGCGGCGCGCGCGCCCTTCCCAGATGTGCTCGTAGTCTTCCTTGAGCATCGAGCGCTTGGCCTTCAGGCGCTCTTGCATCAGCACCGCGGGGAACCAGGGGTTGTCGCGCCAGTTGATCTGGCACACCCAGGTGTCCGGCGATGGGGTGGCAATGAAACGCTGGTAGGTTTCATCGGTCTCCATGTCCGGGTTGAGCGTCAGCCAGATCTCCGAGTCATCCTTGCGGATGGTGGGTGTCAGCACATCCCAGGACTTCTTGGAAACGCCGTGCGCCTCTTCCACCCAGACGATGTCGCAGCCCTCAAACGACTTGATCGAGTCCACGGTATGGGACTGCAGGCCGCTGAACAGCAACAGGCTGCCGTTGATGCCGCGGATCTCGGCCTCCAGCACTTCATAGAAGGCCTGCAGGCCCAGCCGCACGATCTGGTCCTTGAGCAACTGGTGCACCGACTGCGCGATGGACTTCTGGATTTCTCGCGCGCACAGGATGCGCAAAGGCCGCTGGGCCGCCATC